CGTTCCTGTATTTCTCTGCGAAATTACAGAACTAGGAAAAAAGGGACAAGTTACGCATAAAATAATTGGAGGAATAAAATGGACGAAATAAGAAACTATGATTTTATTGTTGAAATTCTTGATGAGAATGGAGACAATACTTATGTGTTTTTTAGAGATAATAAGTACGATGTTGAGGAAGCCTCTGCACGTAAAGGTTGGTCTGTTGAAAAAATTAACGACCTTCTAGATTCACAACACTCAAATTAATTGGAGAATTTAAATGACAGCAGGAAGGCCACCAAAGCCAAACGAATTAAAACGACTGCTGGGAAATCCAGGGCAAAGACCTTTGCCTGATTTAAACAACATTACGCATTTGCCACAAGCAAGGGAAATTCCAGCACTCCCAGAAAATTTGGGAGAGCATGGAGTCAGATTGTGGAATCGTGCATGGACAATGGCCATAACTTGGCTATCGCCAGTAAGCGATATAGATGCAATTGAAAACGCTGCAAGGTTAGCTGACGCTACAGAAGCAGCAAGAACTAGATATATGGCTACGCTTGAACCAAATGATGGTAGGGCATATGTAGCAATCAATAAGGCATATACAGATGCTTTAACATCTTTAGGATTTGACCCTGTATCACGATCTAGACTAGGCGTGGCAGAGGTCAGAGCAGCTACTTCCATAGACAGACTATTGGAAAGACGTGAAAATCGTGCTAGGCTACAATCTGAACAAGTAGAACCAGAAACGATAATCATAGAAAATTTAGGGGATAACCAAAATAATGAAACAAATAGCAATTAATGACATAGGCACGGCAGAGGACTTCCTTGCTGCTATAGACCAATCCATGAAATATTACAAAACTGGAGATATGGTCAAAGGGCAGGTAATTCAAATAAGCCGTGATGGTGTCTTAGTTGATATTGGCTATAAGACAGAAGCTTATATTCCTAAAAGTGAAATCAGTCCAAGCAAGGATTTTGATATTAACGATATTGTTCAAATTGGACAGGAATTGGAAGCGGTAGTTTTAAGTAAAAATAGTGAAACTGATCAATATACACTTTCAATAAAAAACGGGCAAACAGAAAAACTATGGAATAATCTCCAGAACTACTATGAAATATCAATGCCTATTAAAGGTAGAATTAGAAAATCTGTCAAAGGTGGCCTAATTGTTGATATTGGTGTAAAGGCATTTTTGCCTGGATCACAAGTTGATATGGCCAAAGTAGACAATTTTGCATCATATATTGGACAGGAATTAGAGTTTCTTATTATCCAAATTGATAGAAGTAAAGAGAGTATCATCTTATCTCGCCGATCACTATTAGAAAAAATTGGCAAAGAAGATAAACAAATAGAATTTGCAAAGATGGCTATTGGACAAATACATAAAGGCACTATATCTGGTGTTGAGAAATATGGAGCATTTGTTCAAGTTGGTCTAATATCAGGTCTTATCCATATATCTAAAATGGATGGCAAGACTGTTCAACAAGGCCAAGAAGTAGAAGTTGAAATTATAGATTTAGACTTAGAAAAGTCAAGGCTATCACTTGCGTTAAGAGGATAGCATGGAAACCAAGACAGCCGCTTGGCCACCAACATACCTATCCCCAATATCAGAGACTGAATTGGCCAACTCTCGTGGGTATGAGGTTATAGATTTTATTGAGACTCTCTGCCATTTAACGGAAGACTCTATTGCTGGTAAGACTGGCGATAAATTCCTTCTTAGAGACTGGCAGAAAGAACTGCTCGTTCATTTATACGCTGAAAGAGAAGATGGACTTCTTAAACATCGTCGTGCCTTAATTGGTGTTCCACGTAAGAATGGCAAGTCAGCCCTAATTGCTTCCTTAGTCCTAGAGCAAATTGTTCTAGGAGTCAATGGAGGCCAGATATATTCTGCGGCGGCAGATAAAGAACAAGCCAGAATCATCTTTAAGACAGTAAAGAAGATGATAGAGCTTGAACCAGAATTAAAAAGTATTTTAGAGGTATATCAAAATACTATATATAACCCTATGACAGGTTCTGTATATAGAGCATTATCCTCAGAATCCTTCACAAAAGAAGGTCTTAACTCTACATTTATTGTAATAGATGAGCTTCATGCACAGCAAAATAGAGAACTTTATGATGTATTATCTCTATCTATGGGAGCTAGACAAGAGCCTATGCTGGTAGCAATTACGACGGCAGGAGTTAAATATGACTCTTCTGGTAAAGATTCTATCTGTTATTCTATGTATAATCGTGGAATACAAATAGCAAAACAAGAGATTGAAGATCCTTCCTTCTTTTTTGCCTGGTATCAAGGCGATGAGAAATTAAATTATAAAGATCCAGATAACTGGCACATAGCAAATCCATCTCTTGGAGATGTATTATCAATTGAGGATATGCATTCTGCTGTATTATTAACACCAGAATCTGAATTTAAAACAAAGAGATTAAATTTATGGACTGAAGCTGGACAATCATGGATTCCAGAAGATGCTTGGAAAGCTTTAATTAAGAAAGATAGAAATCCAATTCCTGGAGAAGAAGTAATTATAGGTTTTGATGGATCTTTCAGCAATGACTCAACAGCTGTAGTAGGATGGTTCCTTGGAGACGAAAAGCCACATTTGAAAATAATAGGGCTTTGGGAAATTCCACAAGTTGACCCAGATCCGCTATGGTCAGTTCCAGTCGCAGAGGTAGAGCAAACAATTATTAATTCATATAGAGACTCAGGATGGACAGTTAAAGAGATTTGCTTTGACCCAGCTAGATGGAACAGAACATTTATGGTTCTAGATGAAGAAGGTCTACCTGTTATTTCTTATCCTAACTCAGCGGAACGTATGGTTCCAGCTACTCAGAAATTTTATGAAGCAATTATGAATCAATCTTTTACTGTAGATGATGATGATAGATTAGCAAGACATGTTGCCAATGCTGTCACAAAAACATCTTCTAGAGGATTAATGATTGCAAAAGCAAACAACAAACGCAAAATTGACGCATGTGTGGCAGCTATCTTTTCATATGATCGTGCAACACAGCCAAAACCCCCAAAGCAGCCTGTACCAAGGCTACATTTCGTATGAGGAGAATAATGAAAAGACCTAAACTAGATATGTCTCTATTAGTAGAGCTAATTGGTATTGGATTAGCAGGATATGGACTCTATCTTGTCGCACCCGCACTCTCATTTATTGCTTTGGGAACATTTTTAATTTGGACGGTAGAGAGGAACTAATGACTGCTGGCGTTTATAATTTTACCTTAGATCAAGGTTCTGTATTCTACATTAATTTAAAATATCAGGATCCAAATGGAGTTCCAATTAACTTGACAGGAAATACTGCAAGAATGCAGCTTCGTCGTGATTTTTCTTCTCCAGTAGTTTTAACTCTTACAACTGGCGGTGGCGGAATTGTAATAACAGGAGCTACAGGTAATATAGCAATTGAAATAACTGATGAACAGACAGAAACTCTTGAAGAAGGTTTCTATGTATATGATTTGGAATTAAACAATGGAGGAGTTATAAGTAGGCTGATACAAGGAACATTAACAGTATCACCACAAGTAACTGACTACTAATGTATAAAGTAATTTTAAGCAATAACATGAAGGAGATAGCATGACACCCGTTCAACCGCCTAATGAGATTATAATTACATCTCCTGGTCCTCAAGGACTTCCAGGACCAACTGGCGCAACTGGCCCTGCTGGTGGTCCAACTGGACCAACAGGTGCTACTGGTGCTACGGGCGCAACAGGTGCAACGGGAGCTACTGGCGCTACTGGCGCAGTGGGTCCAACTGGTATTACTGGTCCAACTGGACCAACAGGTTCTACTGGTGCTACGGGCGCAACAGGTCCAGTCGGAGCTACAGGCGCAACAGGTATTCAAGGTCTAACTGGTCCAACTGGTCCAACAGGCGCTACAGGCGTTACAGGACCTATTGGAGCTACTGGTCCTCAAGGAGTTACTGGAAACACAGGTCCAACTGGCGTAACGGGTCCAGTTGGAGCTACAGGACCTCAAGGCGTTACTGGAGACACAGGACCAACAGGTCCAACAGGTGTTACAGGACCACAAGGCGTTACTGGTGACGTTGGTCCAACTGGCGCTACAGGCCCAGTCGGAGCAACAGGTCCAATTGGACAAACTGGTCCAACTGGCGCTACTGGTGCAACTGGTGTTTCAGGAGCAGACGGAGACAAGTATGCTACAACCTCATCTAGCTTCGTATTTATTAGCAGCGGCAGCAAGACATTTACCCTTGCAGATATCAATGTAGATTATTCTATTGGACAAACAGTAGTAGTTGCATTTGATGCAAATAACTTGATGATTGGTGATGTTACAAATTACAATAATTTAACTGGAGATTTAACATTTACAGTAACTTCATTTACTGGATCTGGAACATACTCATCTTGGAGTGTTAATCTTGCTGGTGCTGTTGGTATTCAAGGACCAACAGGTGCTACTGGTCCAACTGGACCTCAAGGTGTTACAGGTAACGTTGGTCCAACTGGTGTTACTGGCGACGTTGGTCCAACTGGTCCGATTGGCGCAACAGGCGCAACAGGTCCAACGGGACCACAAGGTATTACTGGTCCAATTGGTCCAACAGGCGTAACAGGTCCAACAGGAGACACAGGCCCTACTGGAGTTACTGGCCCTGTCGGAGCGACAGGACCTCAAGGTGTCACAGGAGATACTGGTCCAACTGGAGTCACAGGAGACACAGGTCCTACAGGACCAACAGGTGTCACAGGCGATACTGGTCCAACTGGCCCAGTCGGAGCAACAGGTCCACAAGGTGTTACTGGTGACGTTGGTCCAACAGGCCCTATCGGAGCTACAGGACCTCAAGGTGTCACAGGCGATACTGGTCCAACTGGCCCAGTCGGAGCAACAGGTCCACAAGGCGTTACTGGAGATGTAGGACCAACAGGTCCAACAGGTGTTACAGGCCCAGTCGGAGCAACAGGTCCAACTGGTCCTCAAGGTGTCACAGGCGATGTGGGACCAACTGGCGCTACAGGACCTGTCGGAGCTACAGGCGCTACGGGACCACAAGGTGTCACAGGCGCAACAGGTGCAACGGGAGCGACGGGAGCTGATGGATCATCTGCTAATTATTATGACTATGTAGCAAAGACAACAACTACATCAGGAGATCCTGGAAATACACATTTAGCTTGGAATAATGCTACACAAACTTCTGCTACACAACTCCAAGTAAGCCATGTTGATAAAGATGGTTATGACATTGATGTATTCTTGGCATTAATTAAAACAGGTGATAGTTTAATAATTCAAGATTCATCTAATTTTAACGATTTCCAAAAGTGGACGGTATCAGGAACTCCAGTTGATTTTGCAACATATATAGAAATACCCGTAACATTTGTTTCTTCAGGTGGAGCTGGAACAACTAACTTTGGAAACAATACAAATATTTTGTTTGCCGTTTTTTCAGTTGGCGTTGCGGGACCAACAGGAGCAACTGGTCCAATAGGCGCAACTGGCGCAACTGGACCAACAGGTGCTACTGGAGATACAGGACCAACTGGCGCAACTGGCCCAGTCGGCGCAACAGGTCCAACAGGACCTCAAGGCGTTACTGGAGACACAGGCGCTACTGGCGCAACTGGTCCAGTCGGAGCTACTGGAGCAACTGGAGCAACAGGTCCAGACTTTGCTGGTTATGACAGAGTAATCTATGTATCACAAGCAGACGGTAGCGATGTAACTGGAAACGGTGATTTAACAAAGCCAGTAGCCACACTTACATATGCTATGAGTCTTATGACGGCTACTAGAAATACTGTTGTAATTTATCCAGGTACTTATACAGAAAATATTACAATACCAGTACTTTCAAATGTTACAACTGTATTAAGTGGCGTTACTTATCAGGGCGGAACCAATGCTTCAGCACGTATTAATGGAACTGTAACTGTTCCAAATGGAGCAATACTAAATACATTTAATGGATTAATTATTCAAACTCTTGATATTCAAGGTGATGCAAACTTAAATCTTAATCTTTGTACAGTAATAGGAACAATTACCAAGAGTGGTACTGGACAATTACTTGCAAAAGATTTTAGAGGAAATGCAGCAAATGTAATTAATATTACAGGAACAGGTGTATGTCGTTTTGATGATGGACTTGGACTTCATGCGCTTAATATAAACAATGCAGGCGCTGTCGTTGCAGTTGATAATCATAAACAAGTATATGGCGCTACAGTAACAGCAGGAACTTTATATCTTACTGATACATCTGTTTATAATAACAACGCATATGCAGTAACAGCAGCTTCTGGATCTTTCTTGTATCTATTTAACTCTCAAGTATTTAATAATACAGGAACTGCATTTAAGCCAATACAAGTTGCTGGAACTTATGGCATTATGAATTCAAATTTGGATTATAGTGGTTCTGATTTTACTGGTGCAACATTAGCACCACTTAATACAGAAAACAGTAATGATGTTATTGCTAAGAGATTTGTTACTCGTGGACAAAATACAGCAGTTGGAACTGAATCACTTAATAGTAATACTACTGGTATTGGTACCGCTGTCGGATATCGTTCACAGGCAAGTAATACGACTGGTGAAAATACATCAATTGGCTGGTCGTCATTAGAAGCTAATACTACTGGTACATTTAACGCCGCATTTGGAGATAGTTCACTAAAAACAAATACTACTGGTGTTAGAAATATTGCTGTAGGTACAGCAACACTTATTAATAACTCAACAGGTAGCAGAAATACTGCTATTGGCTTTGAGTCTTTATATGACACTACTGCTGATGATAATACTGCAGTGGGATATCAAGCTTTAGGCTGGAATACTACAGGAACACAGAATACAGCACTTGGAACAAATGCTGGACCAACTGGAGCTGGCGGATCAAGAAACGTATTCATTGGATATCAAGCTGGTCAAAATGAGACTGGTAGCGATAAGTTATATATTGAAAATAGCAATTCTGCTACACCTCTAATTGGTGGAGATTTCTCAGCAAATACTGTAACTATTGGCGGAACAATAACTGCTAATAGCCTTATTACTGCTGGAGGACTTTCTACTCAATATGTAAAGGGTGATGGATCTTTGGATTCCACCAGCCCTGTCGGAGCAACTGGACCAACAGGTCCAACAGGACCAACTGGTCCAACTGGAGCAACTGGTCCAATAGGCGCTACAGGCGCAACTGGACCTTCAGGTACTGAAGGAACAATACTTTCTGCACCTGTTACAACAACGTTAGATCTATCTACCCTTGTTGTAAATACACCATTTACGATTCCATATGTTGGAAACGGTGGATTTGTAGCAGGATCTGTAGTTGTATTAACTGATGTTAATTTCAGCACAACAGGAAATAGAGTGTTTGCATTTGTTCAAAGCGTAAGTGCTCCAACAACAATTACTCTTACTCCTACAACAATTATAAATAGCACACCAGGAACATATTCAAACTGGGTACTCACAGCTTCTGGACAGCGTGGACCAACTGGTCCAACTGGTCCAGCAGGTGCAACTGGTGCAACTGGACCTGCTGGCGCAACAGGCGATACAGGACC